GCTCGCTGTGGTTGTTGTCACCCACGTCATGTGTGCTCACACCACTTGGTCTTTGTACGCGGGCCTTGATCTGATTGAGAGGTTTGACTGTCACGACTTGATGTTCCTTAGTTTGGCAACAGCGTCAGCAAAGGCCTCAGCTTTGGCTTGAGCCACATCTTCTGACTCCACAGTTTCAACGTGTTGACGATCAGCTATGACCTTGCCCAGCAGCACCTTGTCATAGTCTCTCACACCCGTATGGTCTCCACGCGTCAATGCTTCCACATAGTTTAGTGCAATCTGTTCAGCATAGTCTTTACCAAGGTGACGACCCAGGCTTTGCAACAAGCCATCCATTGTGATCTTGTTGGTTGATCCTTTGGGACGTCCAGCACCAGCACGTGCGCCTCCACGACTTGGCGTCTTAGATTTATAACTGCCACGCACTTTGACTGTGCCAGGCATGGCGATGACGTTGGTGTCTTGGGTGGGTTTGTCAGAACTGTTCATACAGTTATTTAGCTTAAGATTTTTCAGAATCCTTTTCCGTTAGCGCGGGTTTGGCGTAGCAGATCGTTTGGTCACAAAAAAGCCCACACCAAGGTGGGCCAAAACCTATAAACGGGGAGGCTTTAGGTTTTAATAGAAAAATGTTTTTGATTCGTAATCATCCAGGATGTTTTTATCAACAAACAATCCTATTAATACAATATTAGGATGTGATGGATCAACAAAAAACCATTCAAAGTTGGTCCAAGGATCAGACTGTTGCTGTTGATATTCTGGATATTCATCCAGGAGATCTTTTAAATGCGGATTCTGTTCTAGTTGTAGTTGAGTAATAATCATTAATGATTCTCATTGAGGCTTTAGGGTAAGCCTCCTAATGTTTAACAATGTGTGTTTATTATACTAATTTTATTCATTTATGTCAAATCAACCGCATGTCTGGTGGCTGTAGCGGAGCCAGTCAACAAACTTCACAGGACCCGCATCATCATCATACCAATCATGTTGACTCAACTTCATTAAGATAAAAGCAATGTTTGGATGGCTTTCTTTAACCAAAAACACATTTTTATGATAGATGTAGTTGTACTCTAGTGTGGCATCTTCAGGCCAAATCAGTTCATAGAGGTTGTTTCCCCTGTTAACCAAGTCATCAGGTATTTGTAGATAACGCATTTACCAGTTTTCAATCCATTCAACATCTACACACTTGCTAGGGCTTGCCAAAAACAGTTCATGTTCTCCCCAAGGCAAAGTATATCTAAAACCCAAATTCACATAATAGTCAGTATTGTCATCTAACTTTGCCAAATCAATCACAATGATTTCTATACCTTGTGTTCTTAGTTTTAGCAGAGTATTGCGTAGCACTCCTTTGCCGCGTGATCTAGGTTCTACATAGACATCTTCTACGCACCAAACGGGCTGTGCTGATGTGTGATCTTTGCCAATACTGGGGCGAATCATTGTCACATAACCAATAGTGCGTCCTTTGTGTTTAATCCAAAGACATTTGCTGGTGTTTTCAAATGTTGCGTCCCAATGCTGTTTGGGCACACCTGCTACCACTTGATAGCCTTGTCGCCATTGTGTGCTAGAATTGTATTCAGCTACATAACGTTGTTGCCAAACATTAAAAATAGCATGATCAGACAGTTTTGCAGGTATGAGATCAAAGTTCATAGTGTGCTTTCATTTGTAACGGGTACAGACATGTGTGATCAATGCCCATTGTACAGTGTCAGGCCAGGCATACTGCCAAGTAGCATTTGGTGTGTTGGCTTGATATGTAACGTCCGTGGCTACAATTCTTGTTTCATATGTGACTCTGTAGCTGTGGCTTGGGCAGTGACATTCAACACGCTGTACAGTTTGAGCGTTGTCATCATGTCTGCGGGTCCAAGCCACTAGAACTAGTCCTTGTGCCGCATGATGTGTCACGCTGGAGCTGTCATACTCATAGTCATAGTCGCTTTGATCTACAGCATAAGGCACCCATGTGGCAGCTGGCGCTGAAAGACTCAGTGTTAACGCTAAGACGCCAAGTGTGCGTTTCATACCAGTCCTGAGTAGTCCTGTTTGAAACTGTTGACAAACTCTGCCACATCCCTGTTTAGGTTGTCACGCATCCACAAGTGCAAGTAGTCGCCCAGTTCAGGCAAGTAGACCACAAGCTCTTCAGGAGTAAAACTTTTGAATACTGCCAGTTTAAATTCAAGTTGTGTCATAGTGCTGCCTCCAAATAGTTTGCTCTGCGAAACAATACATCATCATAGCATAATCCTATCTGTTGCTTTTCCCAACCTTCAGCACGAAGTTGATCAAAAAATTTGGATTTTTCTTCAGCATTCATATCAACCACATGGTCTTGAATTTCGCTTACAGTCATTGTGTCATAACTTTCTACAATTTGTACAGGCATGGGTTTACCAAACATTTTTTCATAGTGATTCATTCTGCGGCCTCCAACTCTTTGCGAAGTTGGCGATGTTCTTCAACATCAAGATATTGTTCTGCTATGTTCCATTTTACAAAGTTTAAATCATCTTCAAACCAATCCCAAGCATCATCTAAACTGTTGTATGTCTTACACAGATATGTTGCCTTGCCTTTGACCATTTTGGGTTTATTGGCAATCATAGCCAGGCATATTCTCTTTAGGGTGGCTTCTGGTGATAATACGCAATAGGTCATTTGGGGTCCTTGTGTGTTTGTGTAGTGTTATTATAGCGCACTTGTCATTTTTGACAAAATGCGCTGTTGTGTTTATGCAACAGTATCTTGTGCGTAAGCGTTGTAGATTTCAACGTATTGGCGGATAGCTGTGTTGGCTCTGCGTTCAGCACAGTATTCAAAGTCCTTAAATGCTTCAAAAGCCGCGTCAAGTTCTTCCATATCTCTTGTGCGGCGTGCCAAGAACTCATAGATGTGTTGAGCCAAATCTGTTTCCAGTGTTGCCAGCTCTTGTTCGTTAAGTTTGATTGTGTGTGTCATTTGCTGTCCTTTTGTGTTAAAGTAGTTCAATTATAGCGCACTTGTCTTTTTGGCACAAATGCCGTGTTGCATTTAAGCAACACCTTGCTTGACAAAGTAGGCTGCTTGACGTGCCATAGATCCATAGCGTACAGCGCCTGCACGTGCCATTGTGCGGGCCTGTTCTTGATCTACGCCAGACTGTGTCAAAAACTCATAGATTACAAGTTCAATGTCTGCAGGTGTGATTTTTTGCTGTGCCATTTTCAGTTCCTTTTGTGTTAAAGTAGTTCAATTATAGCGCACTTGTCTTTTTGGCACAAATGCCGTGTTGCATTTACGCAACAGCCAATAGTGTTGTGCGGCTTGCTTGCCACAAGTCATCTAGGGGCTCAATCAACTCTATGTGTGTGGTCTCGCCAGCAAACGCACGCCAACGGGCAAACTTTTGTTTACGTAGGTCGCCAAGTACAGCACGACAGCGTTGTTTATAGCGATCGCGTGTTGTTTTAACAAGTACCTCACGGCCAGGATGCGCGGGCGCACTGACACGTAGATATACAAGATCAATCATAATAGACTCCTAAGTGGTTGAATTGTTATTGTAGCGCAAGTGTCTTTTTGGCACAAATCTACTGTTGCGTTTTTGCAACACGGGGCTTGCGGGCTGTTCGTGGCTTTTTTACAACAGGTTCACTTGGTGGTGCGTTGAGCCAAGTTATGCCCAGTGCAGTATAACCTGGGTTCAAGAGTTCTGCTTGACGTTCTGCTGTGATGGCATTGGCAGCTTCAACTTCACATGTGATCGTAAAGTTCTTGATCAGTTGTATCCTGTATTGATTCATAATGATTTGTTGTGCGAGGTCTACCAGGTGGGCGTCGTCGTAGGCTGGGCCATTCAGGCGCGCCACCAAGACACTCATGGTCCTTGTTGCTCACTGTGGTAAGGATTTTGCCGCAGCCTGGACAGGGGTATTTGGGCCTAAGTCTGTTTGGAATCTCTGCATCCACTGCCCAATCCTTAAAAAACTTATAGTACTCTTTGACCACTGTCCAGCCTGTGGGCCGCTTTTGATAGATGGTTACTTTCACCCAGTATTTACTGGGTAAACAACTGGCTGTAATTGTTTGTGGGCTTGGGTGCCTGTCCTGCTGCGTTGGGCAAGTCAATGCCTGCACAGCGATTGTAAGTCTCGCGCATGGTCATGATGGCGGCCCAAGCATGGCGTTTGGTTTCACGCTTGTCAAGACTGCGTGGCTTGCTCATGTCAAGGTTCAAGCGTGCCTGTCTAATGTTGGCACTGTCATGTGAACGAAATGCACCAGGTTCCATGTCTTGCATTTCTTCAAGTGCTGTCAACATGTTGTCCCAATCCTCATTGGAGAACACATGCAGGTACTCACCCCATATCTGTTTGTTGTTGATGTTGATGGGCTCGTTGGTATCAGTGATCACTGAGTTCAACATGCGTGCCACATCAAATACCTGTTCTAGTCCTTTAACTGCGTTTGCCATTTTATTTGCCTTTCTTTAAGTTGTTGAGTAAATCTTTGAGTCTGGTTGTTGGTGTTTGCTGGTGTTGAGATTTGATACTGGCCAATATATCCTCAGCCCTAGAGGGTATATCTTGTACATCTACACCTCTGAGATGTTCAAGATTTTGATTAAGTCGTATGACTTGTTCAAGTAGTAGTTCAAGTAGTTTAGTTTTTTTCATACATTTCCTTTGTGGTTGATTGAGAGATCTCTTAACAGAGATCTAATTAACTTCTTGCGAAGTTAATTTGTTTTCTTATTTAATACATCTTGTTGGAGCCGTAGGAACGGCTAACGCAAAGTTCTTAAAAAAAAGAGAAGTTGCGTGAACCGTTTCCTATAACTCCAACTGAACTGCATCTTGCGTCCCCATAAGGGGCGGCCTTTCAGCGAGGTTACTTACGCCAGGTAATTATTGGGGAGACCTGTCTCATAGTCTACTCCCCGCCACATTGCTGTGACACCTGATGGCACCCCTGTTGTTCCCGTTTCGCGTAAGTTACTTTGGGCAGGTCTGGATTCGTTAGCCGTTATCATCTTAATCCAAGTTTTAAGGGTTCTGTCTCAATGCCTTGATGCGTGTTCTATTTTGTGCCATAATGTGTTCCCGTGAGTCAATTGCCATAACGATGTTGTTAAACTTTTTCCAAAACTTTTTATTCAATGGATAGCCTTTTTTATAGACTATATTCCAGTAAGCACCCCATGTGGCCTGCTCACTGAGATTCATTCTATGCCAAAGATCATCACGTATGTTGATCAGTATAATCACATCCGTGATTTGTGTGTGCCCATCCAAGTCATCCAAGTTGATGCCTTTGGTGCGTAACCATAGACCCACATTCCATTCTTGTCGTTGGGCATTAAGTTCATTGCTGTTGGCAGAACTCAATTTATTATATTTTAGTGATGTATTGTTGCTCATAAGTTGTTTGCCTATTTTGCTACCCCAGGAAAAGGTAGTGTGCTAGTTGATTCACGCAACCCCAACTAGCAAAAGTCTCCTACAGGGCTTTTGGCCAAACAACCCGTATCGTTGCGATACTGATAAAAACAAAGGCCCTGTGCGTATAAAGTATTTAGCTATTATTGCAAAAGACTGTGTTTTTTGCAATCATTTTGGTTAAATATTTAGGCTCGCTGATCAAGTGGCTGCAAGAGAGATGCTGGTGATCTGGTTTTGCCACTTTCCCCACCTAGGCTTACCTCTGGCGAGCACTGATAGTTTCACCATTGAGACCCACAATGCCCACTTGTGGTTCCTCAGCCTGCTTACGCATTTCAATAGCCTGATTGGCCAGTTGAATGTATTCTGGTGTAAGTTCACCCTCACGCACAAAACCACGCAGGATCATGTTGACAAGACTAAAAATGTCTTGCTCAGTCATGCCTTGTGATTCCATGGCCAGTACCACATCTTCCAACACATGGATTAGACTTTTGTGTTGATGTTGTGGTTTGATAAACTTGTTGTCGTATTTGTTGTATTTTGTTTTCATAATTTCAGTCAAAAAAAGAGCCTAAGAAATGGCTGTAACTTAGGCTCAACCCCAGTGACGGGGATGTGTAGTTAAAGGACAGCGTTTTAAGCTGGGAAAGGAACCTACACATTGTATTTACTTGAGCCATTTATAACCATTTACAAAAGTCCACTTGATGCGGCTTGCTATGGTCTTGTTGGTGTTGTACTTGACAGCAATGTCTGCTGTGCTGGCTGTGCGAATCCATTTGATTTCTTCATCAGTGTATTTGTACTTGCGATTTTGTTTGGCTGGTACACGTGGTCTTGGACCAGTCTTGCCACAACTTTGTGTGCCCTTCTCACGCATGAGTCTGTTGCGATCATACAGTGTGCCAATGGTTAAATGATCTGGATTGACACAGCTGGGGTGACATGCAACTTGATGCATCACGCATTCTTTTGGGTCTAAGGGCAGTCCAGTTTTGATACGCATGGCCACACGGTGTGCTGTTGCCATGATGTCCTTGTTGTCTTTGATACGCACAGCACCAATCATACCATAACCTTGTGGATGTTTGGCACCAACAAAGTGTATGCAGCCATTTGATTGTGTTTCCAACTTGCTTTCGTAGAAATTGAGATCTACCAACAAGTCGCCAACTTTGGTAAATTCTTTTGAACTACGCTTTGGCATAATGTCTCCTTTTGTTTATTTATAGTTGTTGTACAATACAACTAAATAAACTTATAGGACGTACAAAATGGCAACATACATTCACAACGCAACTGATCCTTGGACTTGGCGCACAGCAGGTCACGAGGATGTGCCAGACATATTGGATCTGGTGGCACTAAACTATCAAAATGAAATTACTGGCATACTTACTGCTGACAGACCACGCATGGCCATGCACCTACACAAGGCCATACTGAATCAAATATTTGAACCACACAGCAACCTTGTCAGCGTGTGCAGAAACAATGCCACAAACGAACTGTTGGCATGGGGTTGGTTGGAACGTGGCAAGTACACTGTCTATGCTCCAGAAGAAATGAGCTGTGCTGAATTTTTACATTTGGATCTAGGCCTCAGCGCCCGCAACAAGATCACATTGGTGGCACAGATGTTAAACATTTGGCAAGATTGGACACGCCAAATGAACATACCAGTTATGGTTAGTACCAGCATACGCACAGAGCAAGGTGCCTTCATGCGCCTACATGAGAAACTGGGCTTTACACTACGTGGCAGTTTTGCCTATAAGAGAATCATATGATGGGCGGCACATTACCAGGACAAGCGGCAGCGCAAATTCCTGCGCTAACATCACAACAGATAGCCAGCATGTATAATAATTACAATGGACAGCAAGCGCAACTGGCCGCACAACAAGCCAACACTGCTTATTATAGTCAATTGAGTCAGCAGAATGCCGCGGCTCAACATGCAGCTTGGATGAATGTGCAAGCCACCGCTGAACGTATGAAAAAGCGTTGGATGTTTGATGGTGAAGCAATGGATCTCGTAACTTTTGCTAATACGGTGTTTGGAGAAGACACACCTGAAGCAACACATTTTGTATTAAAACACAGCAAATGAAAGGCAATACAATGATAGAAGCAACAAACAAAAATTACATTATCAAGTCACTGGGCTTGGAAAAAGAAGAAACCACCAGCAGTGGTCTTATTATCAAAGCACAAGGCGAAACTGAACTGGCAGAGATTCTCAGTGTTGGACCAGACATAGAGAATCCACTTGCTGTTGGCACTAAGGTTGCGGTGATATGGCAAAATGCTATTCCCATCGTTCTAAACAAAGAACGCAGTTATGTTATCAACAAAGAAAACATCATAGGAGTTGTCAATGATGCCAGCAATTGATGTTTTCAGTGTGCGTATTGTTGAAGATGCTGACTATCCAGACAAAGTTGAAATCCACATGTTGGATGAACTAGGTGAGATAGTTGAAGGTGGTCAGTTTGACAAAGCGGCTTTTATGCAAAGCGTTTTGGAATTTTACAACAAGAATTATTAACTGTCGTACTCAGGATAATGAGCAGGTTGGAGTAGGATGGTTTTTATATCAAGCATGAGCAGTTCAAGACGAACCATCCTGCTATCCAAGGTATCAAGACGTGTAATAACGCCTTGGTACCTTTTTTCACATTCGTCTAGATGTTGTTCTAGTGTGACTGTGTCATTCACTACGGCGTCCTCTGTTGGTGTGACGTCCTGGAATTTCTAGTGTGGCTTCAATCTTCCAGCAGAAGGTAGCAATCTTTTGTATGTGGTCAGCTGCCATGTTGCACACATCAGGATAATTGGCATCTTTGCCTGCTTCATCCATTTCATGATACAGATCAATCATGACATATAAATTGTCTAGCGTGTCGTGCAACAAATCATCAGCATCCATTTTGGGCATGGTGTCTTTGATATCGCTGGTGAGCAAAATCATTTCAATGGTTTCTGGCACACGACCAACACCGCAAGCCTGTATCTCTTCACCCAACACATCCACATTGTCTTCAAGATATTGATAGATATGCTTGAGCAATTTATGATCACTCATAAAATTGCGTCCACGAATGTTCATGTGGCTGGCGTGGGCACGTTGATATGCAACAAAGTTGGTTGCGTACACACGTTCTAATACTTCATATAGTTTGGTTAGTTCCATTTATTTTCCTTGCCTTGCTGGTGCGTATAGTGTGCTAAGTGCTGCCATGCGTTGTATAAAGTTTTGCGGAGTTGGAGGTTGTGCTGCCGCTTGACGCACAGGCGCCTTAGCAATGTTATTTAACGCTGCTCTACCACCAAAGGCTGCAATATCTCTTTCATTGCCGCTTGCCAAAATGTTTTGTGCTTGGTCAGGTGGAATGTTTTGATTGAAGGTAGGACCATAAGGCACATTCATATTGTGGTATGCGTGTTGCGCTTGCTGTCCTTGACCTTGTGCTAGACGTTTGCCCAATTCAGCTGCCTGTGCGTATTGTGCGGCATCATAGGCATTCAATGCCAAGCCTGCTGGTCCCAACACTTTGCCTGCCATACGTGCCACTGGCATAACTGCTCTACCAATTTGTGTACCAACGCCAGGCACGCCACTGATGAATGCCTGTGCTGCATCACGTGTGGCAGGATTGTTTAGAATCTTTTGTCCTTGAGCACTTGTTAAAACATTCTTAACGCCTTGTGGTCCACTCTTGGCAAATGCTTCCTGTATTGGTTGTAACATTTCTGGATGCTCTGCTACAACTGCTCGCTTCAATGGATCATAAAGAGTGTTTAAACTTTTTGCTTGATCAAACTTGCTGGTGTTTTTGGCAGCAATGGCAGCAGCATCTTTGGCAGTTTGGTATGTGTCATATGCGCTTTTGGCAGCAGCCACAGGAGGTACACCCATGTGTGCCAATGCCACGTCAGCCACCACGTTCAATGGATTCTTAACATAGTTCATTGTGGCAGCACCTGCGCCTTTGGCCAATGCTCCTGCTGTGTCTGCAACTGCTTGTCCATTGAAGCCTGTTGGTCCTGACATCATAAACTGTGGCGCCACTGGACCTTCTGGTTGTGGCGTTGTAGTTGCTTGTGCTTGTTGTGCTTGTTCAGTTTGTCCAGACAGGAACGCATCAGGATCAAAACCTGATGTATCTGAAGCAGCAGCCTGTTGTGTTGCCACTTCAGGTTGCTTGTCTTCTGTGGTTTTTGTTTTCTCTACTTTGGTTTCTTGGCCAGCTAAGAAAGCATCTGGATCAAATTCTGCCATTATTGTAGTCCTAAACTTGTCATGATTTGGCGTGCTTTTGGATCATTGGCATGTGTCTTGGCCCAATTGTATGCTTGGACTTTGGCATCATCGCTTTGACTACCCAACATGTATTTGGCATCTGGTTCTTGTCCAGATTTAATACGCATACGGTTGGCACCTTTCTTAACTGTGTCAGTTAAAATTTGTGAGTTGCGTTTGAATTCTTCCTCGCTGATGCCAGGATCATTCAATGCTGCCATAGCACTGGTTGCTGCCTTACCTTCAGTGTCACTGATTGATCCACCACCACGTAGGCTATTGAATGCGCTCAAGAACTCTTGTCCTTTTAGTTGCTCATACTTGGCTTTCCAACCACGTGCTTGTGTGCCAGGTAATTGTAGTATGCCAGTAATGCCTGGAACACCAACGTTGGTGCTGAAGCCAGGATGGTTGATAACATCACCAACTGTTTGCAATACTTGGTCCGCGTTGGCTTGATAGTCAGCAAGACCTTCTTTGCTCTTGGCACGGTTCTCAGCAAGTTTGGCATCTTCTTCAGCTTTGGATTTCTTGTAAGCCTCATACTCTGCCGCTGTGGCAAAATCACTGCGTGGACGCATTGGTGCTTGTTGGTTAGCAGTAGCAGGACTTACTGGATTGGTAATGTTCATACCACCAGTGCTTGGTGCCGCGCCACCATGCTCAACTTGTTGTTGTGCATCTCTCCAACGTTTTTGTTCTGATGGACTTAGTTGGCTATATGATTTGTTCATAGTAGCATCATCAAATCCAGTTAGACGTTTCATGCTGGCTGTGTAAGCGGCAGGATTGTTATCACCATGACCAGCAGGTGCCCATGTGTATGGCACTTGGTTCAATGGCATGTTGTTGTATCTATCGCCAGACAATAGATTGTGTTGCGCTGCTTCGCCATGTTCTGGTGTATCAAACACAGCAGTACCATTTGGTGCTACGCCTTGATATCCTGGTTGGCTTTGAGCAAAGCGTCCGCTCATGATGTTGCCTGGATTGTTATTGTCGTTACTTGGTCCGCCTGCGTTTTGTCCAGGTGCTACAGGACCTTGTGGTGCTGCGCCTTGTGGGGTAGCAGCAGTTCCAGGAGCAACTGGCGTAACCATACCAGGAGCTGCGTTGCCAGGCAATGCGCCACCAGTTTGAGTGTTTGTAAATCCGCCATATGCACCACTTGTACCTTGTGCTGTGCCCAACAGTGATTTTTTGACTGCTGGATCCATTGGTCCATTTTTGGTTTCATCTTCAGCAATAATTTTGAGTGCTTGCTCCATTGGCACGCCAGCAATCTTGTTGCGTATTCTGTTGAGGTCAATTTGGTTCTTGACATCAATGTCGCTGCCAATACCATAAGCATACAGGTTGGCGCTGTCACCAGCAAACACTTTGCCATTGGCGCCAACATAACGTGGTCCCAAAGGTGTTGTTTGCAAGTTGTACAATTCACCAGTCATACGATCTTTGTATGCTTGTGTATGTGTTTGTGCGCCTTTCATGCCAATGCTGTTGATCAGTTCATTGCCTGTTAGTTCGCCATCGCTGGTATAACCTTTGACAGGTGCGCCTTGTCCATTGTATTTGATCCAGGCTGGTTTGCCATCAACAAGAGTTTGTTGCCATTGATCACCAGCACCAAGTTTTTGTTGTTCATTTTTAGCAAGATCGCTTAGGCCAAGTCTATGAAACAAATAGGCTTTTAGGTAACTGCCTTCTTCGCTTTTGTCACCAAGAGCACGTTGTAGGCCAGCACCACCACCTTGAATCATTTCATTGACTTTTTTCTGTGCAGCTTCTGCTTTGCGCTTTTGATCTAGACGTGCAGCAAATTCATCATTGTAGGCTTTCTTGGTGGCAGCATCAATATTGTCACCACCAGCATAAGCACCCATGCCCAATGCGTTTAAGTTACCGTCATTGACAGGACTATTCAATACCAAATGGTGAATAGCATTTTCTTCTGGAGTGTGGTTTGGATTAACATTTGGATCAGATCCAAACGATGCCAATGTGCTGTTCACAGCATCAGGATGCAGTGCTACATTGTTTGATGTAGGTTGTGGCTGTGTCTCAGGAGTGGCCTGTGGTTGTACAGCACCTTGTGCTGCTTGTGCTGCCTGTGCTGCTTGTGCTGCTTGTGCAACACCAGCACCTGGTTGATTACTTGCTACTTGTACACCTGGTCCAGCTTGTGGCATTTCTGGTGCTACTGGAGCAGCAGGTGCCTGTGCTTGTGGCGCAGGTTGCCCTTGCTGTCCACCAGTAATAGCACTCAGTACGTTTTGCTGTGTTTGCTGCATTGGATTTGGTGCAGCCGCAGGAGCCACAGGCATTGGTGGTGCTTGGAAATCGCTAGGAGTCAGTTGCAAAGCAGCAGGCGTTTGTGGTGTCATTTCAGGGGCATTTTGCGCTGTATTGGCGTCTATTTTCTGCTCATGTGTGACTGTAACACCGCCATCTGGATCTTGCTGTATCGTAGTAGTCTTAGGGGCTGTATTGCCACGATTTCCAAGATAACTAGACAACATGTCACCAGTGCTGGCTGGATTGCTACTGAATGCGTTTGATAGTAAAGAGTCTAAAATTGCCATGTGTGGTCCTTAAACTTGGATGCCAGAACTTGTAGATCCTGTGGTGCCTTGCGTACCAACCATGCCGCTGAAGTTTGGAGTACCATAACCACCAGCTGCCAATTGATTGTTGAGACCAATATATTGTTGTAGCATGTTCAATGGGATTTGACTTGCAGTAACGCCTGCTTGTCCTGCTTGTAATCCCAACTGTCCGCCTTGTAGGCCAGCGCCTGTTAGGCCTTGACCCGCTGCCAATTGTTGTTGTGCAATGTTGTTCAACACGCCAGCTGTGGCCTGTTGTTGTTGTTGCTGTGTTAGTCCAGCAAGTTGTTGGTTTGCCAATGCGCTACGTGCTGAACCAATTTGTCCTGCGCCACCAAAACCTGCGTTTTGTGCTGTCAAGTTTTGTTGGTATTGTTGTTCTGCAGGGATCATTGCAGCATTGATTTCTGCTTGTTGATAAGCAGGACTTGCAATATTGCTTAGTGCGTTAATGCCTGTTGAATAGGCTTGTGCGCCACCTTGCCCTGCGTTTTGTTCCAAGCTGTTGGCAGTGCTGGCCAAATTGGTTGCTGCATTGTTGGCACCTGTTGCGCTTTGATTGTACAAGCTAGGCAATGAACCAGCAGCACCTGACAAATTATTCATTGCTTGTGTTCCCAAACCAGCTTGGTTAGCAACATATTGTTTTTGTAGATCGCTAACTACTGGTGCGCTACTGCTTGATCCACTTTGTTTTCCGTAACTCATATTTTTTTATCCTATCAAGTATTTACTTGTCTGTATTTTAGAAGAAGTCGCTAAGGTCTGAAAAGTCACTTTCCAAACTGCTTGGGTCAAAACTGCTAGTATCAAAACTGCTCATGTCTGGCGCAACAGCACCAAAATCAGTTCCTGCGTTACCAAAGTCTCCGCTGGTAAAATCATAATTGCCAGTGTCAGGTGGCATCGTAACATCAAAGCCACCATTGTTCATATCTAACCCACCTGAATAATCAGCACCGCCACCAAAGCCTGCGCCGCTTATTGTTCCGCCACCTGTGTTAACACTAAATGGACTAGTGCCACCTCCGCCCATGCCCATCATGTTTTTTGCCATTGATTGCAACTGTGGACTCATGCCACTAAACAATCCACCGCCGCCTGCGGCTGCTGGATGTTGTGCTGGTGTTTGTGGTACACCAAGTGCTTGGCCAATGCCACTGGTCAATGCACCTGACAATGCGCTGGTCACTGGATCGCTAGAAGCAGCATGTTGACTTGATGCCATTGGATTTGCACCACTTGCACCACTTGCACTAGACCCTGGATAAGATCCATAATAGTAATAATTGTTTGTTGCTGGACTTGCTCCACCACCTGTTGGGCCTCCAGTGCCTGCTTTACCAAAACTCATGATGTTTTTCCTGTACTAGTTGGGGCAACAGGTCCTTGCGGTAATGTAATCTGTTGCGGTGTTATCAGCGAACCTAAACCTGTATTGGCTGGCGCTACTGGCGCTACTGGCGTACCCATAACACTACCTGGATTTGGTCCAGGATTTACCAATTGTGTTGGACTTAGATTGCTGCTGGGAAACGCTACTGGGTTTACTGTTTGTCCGCCACCGCTAGATTTGCCACCAAGCAATTGGCTTAACAATAAACCTGCTCCGCCTGCCAACAGCAATGGTCCTGCATTGTTTAACAAACTTGAACCTGTACTGCTGGTTCCTTGACCAATACCAAGACTTTTGCCAATGCTGCTTAATACGCCACTACCACTGGATCCATTGCTGCCGCCAAATAGATTGTCCCACCAGTTGCCACTGCTGCTGGTTCCTGATGCTGGAGTGTTGATACCACCAGTGTAATCGCCACCACTGGTATCGCCCATATTGACTGCACCACCACCATTATCAGTAGAAGAAGTATCAGTACTGCTATTGTCTGTGGGAGCCACTGGGTTTCCGCTGTCGTCTATTGGGTTGCCAAATTCATCGTAATCCATGTTCTTATTCTTTCTTATATGTATTTACCCAATTATAACCAAGCGGGTTTGGTAGGCCAGGTTATGTTTGTTGGGAACCCTGATTGTTGGGGCACGTCTAACAATGCTGTTCTATATGTTCTAAATTCTTGTTGCTGATCAGGACTTAAATTGGTGTACCAGACAGCATTTACTTTGTCTACAGTGTCTTTTAGCAATTTATTTCTTTGAGCACGCATCAAGGCTGGCACTGCGCTGTTGTCAACTGTCCAAGTTTTAGTGTTCCAATCAAAGCGAACTCTTGTACCTAAACTGGTAGCAGGACGAGCTGGCATCTCAACAGGTGCACCATTGCTGATATAATACATGTGAGGATTGATGTCTCCTTCAATGTAGCTTTTATTGGCCAAATTGGCTTGTATCATCTCAGCTGTTGATGCTGTTAGACTGCCAGTAATCTGTCCTGTTGTGCTGTCGTAAATTGTATATGTTATCATATGTTATCCTACGTATGGTGCCAAGATACCAGTTATGATTGCTGGATATGTGAATTGTGGAGTATAAGATATTCCATCATAAAAATTTAGATTTAAGTAAGCAGGAGCAGGAGAGCCTGCAATATTGGTGTCATACCCATACACCATACCAAACGTATAAGATCCTGATTGAGTTGCAGTAAATCCAAAATTCACAGTGGTTGCAGGAAAATTAAGAACGTTATTGGCTGTGTCAAATACTTGATACCAGCTTGATCCTATTTGACTGTATTGAATACTTGAATCAGGTAACTGGATACCAACTTGAAGATTGATTGTATATTCTGTGTCAGCAGTGGCAGGACCTGTAAAACTCAACTGTCCATAGACGGTAGCTGTTATATAAATTACATCGCCCACATTCATGTTGGCAATAAGAGTGTTACCAACGCCATATAGACTACCAGCAGTAGGAGGACTTGGTGCAGTATCAGCTGTTGACGATACTGTCAACACTCGTGTGCTTGCTCCTGGTGTCAATGCTGTTGCTGGCACACAGTTGCTGGTAAACATTCTAGACAGAATAGAAGCAGATTGTATTGCGGCTGCTGCAACGCTTGCTGGAGCCATTTGGCTGGCAGTGATAGCATTGTAGACAATGTTGGTTGTGTTGACAACGTTTGAACGCAGGTTGCCGCCAGATACCAAACCAAGAATAGTCAAGTTGCCGCCAATGACTGCATTATTACCAACAACCAAATTGCTGGCAATGCTGGCGCTGTTACCTATCAATAGGTTGTTGCCAATGACCATGTTGTTGCCAACCAAAGCATTGTTACCAATAACTAGATTGTTGCCAATGGCCAAATTGCTGCCAATAGTTCCGTTGCTGCCAATGGCTAAGTTATTTCCTATAGTGGCGTTGTTGCCAACCAATAGACTATTGGCAATTACAGCATTGTTGCCAATGGCCAAATTGTTGCCAATGGCTGCACTACTACCAACAGTAAGATTGTTGCCAATAACCGCATTATTACCTACTGCCAAATTATTACCAATACTGGTTGTGCCAGCAAGGCGTGCGTTACCTGAACTGGCTTGCAACCAAAACCCAGGACTTGCAAAACTACCAATTGTGGCATTTTGACTTACAATGTTTAATGGATAAACATCTGTTGTGATCAACGCACTGGCTGTGACACTGTTGCTGACAAACAAGTTACCACTAATGACTTGCGTGTTGGCACTGAGCCATTGATTGATGTTGGCATAAAATGTTTTGGTGACAACTGTATTTGTTGGACGATATGTAAATGATGCAGTGTCACCTGTCAATGGAGTATAGCCTGTACCAATAGGAGGCGTTGCCGCAGTGCGAGGTGCTTCAAATGCTGTAGTGTAATCACTGGCAGAATAAAAAGTAGGATCGCTGGCAGTGACCACATAAGCGCTGGTGAATACACCACGCTGTCCAGTAGGACCATTTAACTGTTGTGGAGTTGACCAAGTTAGATTGCCAGCAATGCCTGTATTGCCTTGTATTTGTGCGTAGGCTTGTGCAACATATAGATTGCCATATCCAGGATTGGCAGGTATTGTAGTACTCCAAGTAGCTACATTGGCACCTTGCGAATACTGCAAAGATCTAAAAATTATTATACCAGCACTACCGTTGCCATCATTGCTGCCAGCACCTAAACTAATATTTTCTCCTGATCCGCCACCGCCGCCCCAAATACCGCCAGTTGGCGCCAATGCTATATTGCCTTGATATCCAGTTCCGCCACCGCCAATACCACCTGAATCTCCATATTTTCCACTGCTGCCGCCGCCACCACCGCCACCAAAATAAGCAACGCCATTGGATTGTATAGCGCCAGCCCAAGTAATTTGATTCCACGGGTCTGCTACACCAGCACCGCCAGGAAATTTATAACCATTGGCAACACCTTGAGAATAAGTTGTGCCTGTACCAACTGCACCATTGCCACCATAAATGTTTGATAAAAAGTTTTGATAACCTGATTTACCAGCAGCAGCAGTATAGATTGGACTTATACTTGTTCCAGAACCGTACCCAAATACAGTGTCAGCAGTATAACCAGCAGTAATGGCATAATTGGTTGTGTTTGATAAAAACACACCAGGAGTGTATAGATATGATCCGCCACTGCCACCTTGGCCAGCTGCCCCTAATGTACCATATGTGTATTGTTTGCCTGCTCCTGGTCCACCGCCACCAACCATGAATACATCGTAATTGCCGCTGTTGCCGTTGATGTTGACTGTAACAAAGTTAGTACCACCAGATTGAACATAAACAGTTCCAGTACCAGGATAAATCCAATTGTTGTTGGAACCAATATTATAACTGCCAGCAACGTTGGCTGTTGAATATACAGTGGTAAATGTCCAGTTGTATGTGCTGTTGGCTGCAATCACATTTATTTGACTATTCAAATAAGTTGAATCAACTGCCACGCTCACATTACCTGGACTATTTGCTGCAAAGGCAAGTCCTGGATCTGAAGGCGGTGTACCTACACCTGTTGTAAAATTCCATGAACCAGTATTGGCTTGTGGAGTTGCAGGTGCAATGTTTGCCCAAGTATAAACTGGAAAATTATAATTGCTGCTGCCAGGAATACCATTGGCACCTGGTGCACCATTGGCACCTGTTGTACCTGTAACAACATCCAAATTGATTGGAGTGTTATCTTGCACAGGAACAAAATAAGTTGGTGCTGTGGTATTAACGTTGAAACTGATTTGTCTACCACCAAGTGTTTGATAGTATAGATGTTTGGTTGTGCCAAATCCGCCAGCTACCTGTGTCCATTGATAGTCAGCAGGATTGGTGTCTACTACATTGGCAGTAGTGTTATGAATACCATAATAACTGGTGTATGCACTATTGCTGGTGAACCCTGAACCTGTGGCACTGTTACCATAGGCCACATTCATGTATTGATACAAATAGGACACAGTATTGCCACCTGTGCTGATTGCGCCCGTTTGAACGTTGGCAGTCAACACATTACCAGTTGCGTTGATATTGTTGTTGCCCAAGTTGGCCAAGGCATAGTTCAAACTTGAAACTATATCGCCTTGACTGCTGTTTGTATCTAATGCAAAATTTGACATTAACGAGTATCCTGAACTACAGTGATTTGCCAGTTGGCTTCTGTCATCTGCCAACTATTTACTGCGCTGTTAGCACCTACTTGTAAAGTTACAACGCGAGCTTCGTTTTGATCAATTTGTGCCCATGGATTGCTGGTCTGTATTGGTATTGTGACATTGGGTTTGAATACCACAACATTGCCCACACTGTCTGCGCCACCAACTGTGATTGTGATATTGCCTGTGCCATAGACTTCTGGCAACACGCGATGCACTTGTACGCTGGCACTGTATGGTTGACCAAAGCTGATATTGTCACGTTGGAAATAACTGTTGATACTAGTGTTGCCAACAAAACTTGTGCCAGTATCTTTTTGTATGATGTTGGCATTGGTTGTGTAAGTGCTATAGTCAACGCCACGTGTGCTTAAATTGATGTTGCCATTGATGATTCTTGGCGCTTCTGTTGCCATTGTGGCAGCGGTAACTTGACGTGGAGCTTGCCAAACATCTAGATCATAACGATAAGCAATCATTTGATTGCATTGTCCAGTTGATGTCAAGTCTGGATAATAAATCTCTACTTGATACTTTTCAGTATTGTTAATCATAAAGATTTGATTTGTGTATGCGTTGTTTAAATTATTGTAGAAATAATTTTTGATCCGTTGGTTGCCAATAGGAGTAAAAGTCCCACCATCAAACTTCCAAATATCGCGAGCATCAACGCCATAAGCAACAGTGTCAACCACTGCCCAACAATTTTCATTTATTAGTCCCCTTCCTTGGCTAACAATCTTAATACCAAACACAGGAGCATAACTGCTTTGGTAAGCAATAGGACTCATTAGACATGTGTCCCAATAGCTGCAAATATAGAAGTTACCATTGAGACTAAAGCCATCTTTGATTGGTCCACGCACAGGCATTTCAACCTGGTTGGCAATATTGTATACAGTAGGTGCCCAAGTTGTTGGACCTGAGTTGATGCCAAAGTTTTGACTCCAACGCACACTGGTTGGCAAGTTTTGTACAGTACCACCGCCAGGTACAACGTTGGCATTGATGTTGCCAGTTAAATTACCTGCAACCAACAGCGATCCCAAATTGGGACTGTTGTACACACGCACAAAGCCTGCTGTTAGGCTTGAATACAATGGTACAATATTGCCCGTGCTGTTGTAACCTACATCATAGTTCCATGTGTAGTTGTCTGGTGCGTTGTCATACAGGCGTATCTGTCCATAATTGCCTGGACTAAAATACATGGGTGGATTGGTTTCATCATTTAAGAATACAACTGTGCCATTCCAACTGGCTGTAATAACAGTGTTAACGCTGTAACCAGTAAAGTTACCAACACCAGGTGTTATAGAAGTGATACCACCTGTTTGGTCAATTTCATACCATTGGCCTTGTGCAGTGGCAACTATCCAATAGTAGATACCATTAGATCCAAAACCACTTGTAACAAAAATTTGATTACCAGGTACTTGTGCCAAAATATATTGATCACCTGCTACACTGTTTACACCACGCACATTGGTTTCAATATTTTGACCAGCATTGTATTCATTGGCAGTCAACGCACTTGATGGAACATCAGGCGTAAAACTCATGTTGCTAAAAGGTGTCTTGACTGGATTGACTGCCATTATTGTGCGTCCCAGGTTTGAGTTGTTTCATTCCATTTATAGGCTTTGCCATCTTTTGGCATTGCCACAGGAGGCTCCCATAACCATTCAGTTGTATTCAATGTCCAGCTTGGAAATGGTTGTGGTAGATAGAACGCATCGCGAACTGCATCATATACATAACCAATACCAGCATAATTACCACGTAGTGGAGTACCACCTTGTGTGTGAACTCCATTGCGTGTGTTATAGCTGGTCTGAATCCATTCACCTGGACTTGTATCTACAAATGTGTTGAAGAAATCAGCTTCAGCTACTATAACATTTACGACTCTACCATTTAATACTTTTGCGTAATGACTCATTTTATTTCCTTATGCTGTGTAGCTACCACTTGTTGTAAAGGTCATAATGGTGTTGCTACCACTTGTTGTGACTGTTGGGCCACCAGTTGTTACGCCTGTGTAACTTGCAGTTGGCACGCTGACAATAACAACGCCTGAACCGCCATTACCACCACCACCACCACTAGTGCTGTAGCCTTCGTTGTCGCCACCGCCTGCACCACCGCCTGTGTTTGCAGTACCTGGGAAACCAGTTTGGTCCATTGTAGGCCAACCATAACCACCATTACCGCCACCACCTAGGCCGCCAGTTCCTGCAGGAACAACGTATGAACCGCCACCGCCACCGCCACCTGCATAGTATGTAGCTGTTCCTGTAATGCTGTTTTGCAAACCAACACCGCCGTTACCACCAGTAGTGCCATCAGAACCAACACCACCTGCGGCTCCAGCTCCACCACCACCACCACTGGCTCTATCACCACTAGCTGTACCACCAGCGTTACCTTGTCCGCTTGTGCCTGAACCAGGACTTGTTCCATAGTTGGCTGCTGCACGACATCCAATACCGCCACCTGAACCACCGTTCATGTTTGACAAGCTACCAGTGTTGAACGAACCGCCACCACCGCCACCAATCATGGTCAAACTAAAGCCAGTTGAGTTTGAACCTGGTGTACCGCAAGTGTTATAAACTGATGAAGCGCCAGGAGCACCTGCACCGCCAGCACCAACTGTAAATGAATAAGTTGTGCCAAGTGTTAATGAGATGTTACCAACATTGTAACCGCCAGCACCGCCGCCAGCACCTGAAGTGTTAGAGCTTTGACCAGCACCGCCGCCGCCGCCGCCAGCTACAATCAAATAACTTGCAGTGTATGGTCCGCCTACTGGAGCTGGGGTAGAAGTGTTAAATCCGCTGTATGGGATCCAACCTTGTGTTGAATCAATGTAAACAAATGCTACAGTTTCTCTTTGGTTAACAATAGCCACGTTGCTAGAAGTACCATCAATGTTTGCACCATTGCCATATATTTTAACTCCAGCGGTATTCCAATTGCCGCTGTAGTCAGTAAAGCTGACTGCTTGTCCAGCAGTTGGAGAACTTGGTAATGTAACAGTTATATTACCACTTGTGGTATTGACAGGGTATGCGCTACCAGCTACCGCAGTAAAATTACTGGTTTGTACTGATTGCCACGATAAGCCGCCACCGCTAGAACTTGGTGCAGTTGTTAAACTTGTACCATCACTAAACACAATGGCTTTGCCAGAACCTGGTGCCAACACAATGTTGGCATTGGTTTGAATTAGACTGTTGGCGTCTTCGTTCAAGATAGCATAACGGTTTGCAATGTTAAGACCACCTGTTGCTCCAGGAGCTGTTACCCAACCACTTGGAGTATGGAAACCAACAGCATTGGTGATTGCAACACTGTTTGATGCTGGTGCAACTTGTGGCAAGAAACCACGAGCATAAATCACGTTGGCAGTGTTGGTAGCGCCGTAAGTGGTCTGACTTTGGATCTGACCTATTACACCAGTAACATAGTTCACATTGGCAACCAGGCCGCTACCAAGAGCAGTTCCTTCAGGTATGATATACACAGTGCCACTAACTGCACTGCCTGTGCCTAAAGTTCCGTTACCATATATGCTTAAAAAGTTTTGCTGTGTGGCCACAGTGTTTTGCAATTGAGACTGGCTACTGGCCCAACTGATACCATTCAAGTTAACTTCAAGCACGTTATCAGTATGACGATAACGATCAGTGTTTTGCATCACGTTGGCAGTCACTGGCCATAGACCCTGGTAATTGGTAATACCACTAGTAAATCTTGTGGTGCTGGTCTGATAGCTAGACTGTAAGCCTACGTTGCCAGAGGTCTGCATCAAATAACTGTTGATGTTGATCAAACCGTTGATGTTGTTGCCAGCAGCTGGTTGCAATACTCCGTTTACATAAACTGGAGGATTGTTTTTCATATTTTGCCACAAGGGAGGTGCTGTGCCAGGATCGCTTTGTGGATAAGCATTGGCCAAGATACGACCGTTTACGCTGTCAAACAAGGTTGATCCAGCCAAATTGCCTGTGAATGAACTGCCTGTTGAATAAGCTGTGCCGTTGGCCCAGAATACACCAGCACTTGTTACCAAGTTACCAGTTGTGAGTTTGCTGGTTGTGACCAAGTTGCCACCAATTGTGACTGTGCCTGTTGCTGTGCCAATTGTGCCATTATAAGTTGGCAAGTAAGCAGCCACATTGCTGTTGCCGTAAGCGCCAGCAGTGGTCTGATATGTAGCGTTTGCGTAGGTATAGAAACTACCAATGTTGGCATTGATTGTGTTGATCTCGCTTTGCAATACCGCAGCATTGGCAATAGTACTGTAGGTAGCATTAGCATAAGTGTAAAAACTACCAACGTTGGCATTTAGAGTTTGAATAACAGCATTGGCCGCTGTGATATTGCCACGAAGACTTGTGATCTCGCTTTCTTGGCTTGCTGCATTGGCAATGGTACTATAAGTAGCATTGGCATAAGTGTAAAAGCCACCAACATTGGCATTTAGAGTTTGAATAGCAGCATTGGCTGCTGTAATGTTGGCATTGATAGCATTGATAGTTGCATCTGTGCCACTTGACAAATAGGCAGCTACGTTTGTATTGCTATAAGTTGTGCCGCCTGTGCCAGTTAAAATACTGACACCGTTGGGATAGATAAAATGTGCAGCAACAATATTACCACCAGTGCTTTGAATATTACCTGTGGCAACAATGGTTGTTACTAGGCCAGTTGACAAATAGGCATTGACGTTGCTGTTGCCATAACTGCTTCCGCCACCAGTTTGGAATGTGCTGTTGGCATAAACTTCAAATGCTGTCAAATTGCTTTGAACAGTTACAATGGCAGCATTGGCCGCAGTTAGTCCGCTGTTCAATGTGTTGATTTGTGTGCTTTGAATTGTATTGGCTGCATCAACATAGCCTTTCATTGCTGTGTTGGCAGTTACAATGGCAGCATTAGCTGCTGTAATTTCGCTTTGTAGTGTTGCAGCATTGGCAATGGTACTGTAAGTAGCATTGGCATAAGTTTCAAAGCTGCTTAGAGTTGCTTGTGTTGCATAAGTGGCATTGGCATAAGTTTCAAACGCTGCCACGTTGGCATTAATACCAATAATGGTACTGCTGTTGTTTAATGTGCCAGCATAAGTTGGCAAGTAAGCAGCCACGTTGGCGTTACCATAGATGCTACCACTACCTGAACTATAAGGTTGGCCATTGCTCCAAAATATACCAGCAGTGGTAATCAAGTTACCAACTGTGACTGTGCCAGTTAGATATGCTGCCACGTTGGCATTGCTGTATGTGCCAGTTTGTGTTGGAATAGCAACAGTGGTAATGTTGGTCACGCGGCCATCAGATCCCACTGTGACAATTGGAATGTCTGCATTGTCTCCGTATGTGCCAGGACTAACGCCTGTGCTGAGTGTTGTTGCAGTGACATCAGTATTTGAATTGGTTAGATAAAAACCAACGCTACTACTATTGGCCAACAATGTTAATAATTGTTGTGCATTGTTTAAAATGTTTGCACTGCCAGAGCCAATATACAGCCCGTTTGTGTTACCTACTGGTGTTCCCATGTCTTAATCCTTATCGTGTAGTGTAGCGTTGATCTCTGCGTGGCTGGAATATACTTGTTAACTTATTGTGGCCACCACTCCACTTACCTTTGTTGTTTTGATCCTCAACAATATCCCATGCTGCTTGATATTTGGCATCCCAAGTTGCAGCATCTTCTGGCATCTTACGTTTCAAATAGTATTCGCGTAGTGCGCCATACACATAACCTTCAGGCCATGATTGCAACACCACATTGGTCAATACTTCACTGCCATCAGTGTTGAGAGTAAACAGTTGTGGCCAAGTTTTGAAATAGTACAAGTTGATTTGTGCGCCTGCACTTAGTCCAGGCAAGAATTCATAGTTCTGTCCAACTTCACTGAACTTGCCACGATACACTTGTGGCACGTTGATGGGTTTAAGATACAAGTTCTCAATCAGTTGGTCAGCAATCATATCGCGATCACCAATACGATCGTAGACAATCCATGGTCCGCCACCTGCGCCATTAATGGTTGCACCTGGTCCTTGGTTAAAGAACAAGATGGGTCTGTTCATGTCAGCTGGAATAGGCACATAGCCATTTGAATCTGCTGTGCCATATGTGTTATAAGGATCAGATCTCAGTGCTGGTAATTCAATGTTACGCATACCAAGTTCAGCCATGTAGATACAGTCTTGTATTTCTTGTGCGTTTGTACTACCTGTCCAGTTTTGAATAAAAGTGACAAGTGCATTAGCATCTGCGATAAAAGTTGACATTAGTGTTTTCCTGCAAAATTGGCACCTTCAAAAAATGCCTTTTGTCCAACTGCTGCTGGATATGGCACATCAATAGGTATTGGTAAACGACCACCTGGATAGCAAACAAAAGGATTGTACTCCTTTTCTACTACTTTGTAAAACTGTGCCTTGAGTGAACGATCACGTTTGATAGCTGCCCATGGCATACCACCAAAGTATTTGTTACAGATTTCAAAAGCAATGACTTCAGGTAGTTCCATCCATTTGTAACCTAACTTGCCATCTGGTGTTAGGGGTGCTAGTGGATCCATCCAACCTTGTTCTGCTCTTGCGCGATATTCCTTGCAGTGTTGTAGTATTGCAGGAATGTTAAATTGTTCTCTTGTCAAATACATCTTGCCATCTTGACGGCCAGTTGTAGTTTTGATGTTTTTGCTTAGGTTAAAGTCTTCTCTAGTCCAATCACTCTTGAGAGTGTTGTATAGTTTGTCATTTTGTAACAAGCGATCAGCAATGCCGTTGTCACTTGTAACTAATCCGCCTTTGTCCCAACGGTGTGCGTCTTGGTCAAACTCTGGATCTTCATCCTCAAGTTGACTTTTGTCATGATAATTTGCAAATTCGTCCATATAGTATTTAGTATCAAAGAGAAAGGGGCCGTAGCCCCTTGTCCTTTTCTAATTTTTAAGATTAGAAGCTGTTGCCGTCCCATGCGTTTAGGCGTTGGACATACGCTGTTGGGCGTAGTGTACCAGAAGCACCAGTGCTTGGGTTTACACCAACATAAGTTCCGTTAGGACTAATGTCGTGCAATACTGCAACACCAGCTGGGTTACGAACAATCAATGTACCTTCAAGAATGAACTGGTCCAAACTTGCGTCAGCGTTTGAGAACACTTCGTTGTTTGGTCCTAGGTCACGCAATGAACCCCATTGTAAAACTTCTTCGTTCAAGAAGTAGATGCTGTTACCTGCACCAACTTGATCCATGATCCAAGAATCAAAAATCTCGTATGTGTAGTTGAAGTCACCTTCGTATGTAGCGATAGTGTCACCACGTTCGCTGTTCACACGGTTGATGCTACGGCTTGTAGGCATTGTGTCGCTCAAATGTGTACGCAAGCTAGTTGGGCAAACGATTGTGCGGATTTTAGCGTTGAAACGTTGTTCAGCAGTTGTAACCAATTGCTTGTACAAGCTAGGTGCAAATTGTTGCAACTGACCTGTATAAGAGTAGAAGTTACTACCTAGGTATTCACCGTTGTTGGCGTTAGAAACACCAGAACCAATTGTCAATACGTTGGCTGTACCAGCTGTTGTAACGTCACTGTTTTCGTTGTTGAACACAGTGTAGAAGTTGCTGTTAGGAGCAACAGAGAAGCTGTGTGTGCCAGCAAAGCTGTTCAACGAACCCATACGACGACCAGTTTGTGGACCGTAAGTTGTTACAGAACCAGATACTGGGCTGACAGGAGGTGTGCTAGAAACTGCTGCGTAGCTGCTGTTAGCAACGTATTGAACGTTACCACCTTGGTTACCAGTTACGGAACCACCTAGGAATGCTGCTGTTGCGCCTGCGCTGGTCAATTCAACGATACCAGCGTTGTTTGTCAATGTACCAGTAGTAATACCAGTAGTTGTACCAACAACGTTACCTGCGAAACCAACTGCACTACCAGCTTGTCCGCTGTATTTTGTACCAATTTGGTCATTACGAACGATTTGTGCTTCAACGTCAAACATCAATTCAATCAATTGCTTGACTTCTTGATATGCTTGAGGATCACCACCAGATTGTTCAACGGCACGTGCTGTACCAGTTGCACCAACCACTGTGCTGAAAATCTGAGTGTAGTTACCCAAGTTAGCACGGCTTTGTTGTTCAACAAGTCCAGAGCTTACTGCTTGGCCTTCTTGGTTAGCTTGGATTTGTGGTAGACGGTAAACGTCGTTTGTCCACAATGGTAAAGTGCTAACAACTTTACGCTTTTTAGCCATACACATGTTTAATACAGGTGTGTCATCCTTAACGCGGTTGCTTACGTCTAAGTCTAAGTCTTTAACAACGATGTCAGTTTGATAGCCTGAGGTACCATTGCCAATGACTGCGGTTGAGTTATAACCTTGTGCTGCCATAATATTCTCCTATTTTATATTGGCGTTATCTTCTTGTGCCACGTGCGGATCTTAATGCACTTAATTGGGCTACAAGTAAATTGTCTGCGGCTTTTTTATCGCCGCCCCTGGCTTTTTCACGAAGGCTAGACACTTGATCTTGTTGACGTCCACTTGGCACGGAACTACGTGTATTGCGTGTGGTCAATGCAGCAATGCTTCCGCCAGCTGCTTTTGCTTTGGGTCTGTCGCGATACTTAAGTCCATCACGCAACAAGGATAAGATGTGCTCATCACTTGCAACTAGGTCTATGTTATCAACGCCTGGCACAATTTGTGTTTTGGCGCCTTGCCAACCCTTGGCAACTTTTTCACGAACTTCTTCATAAATGGCCGCATTTCGTAATTCCTTATCTTGGAATGACTTGCGGTTATTATCAAGCACTTCGCGAACTTGATTACTACGCATTTGGTAAAACTGATCCACATTGGGTTTAAGAGTATTGACAGTTTGGGCCATACGTTGTAGGTAGGCTTCATTCTGTTGCATGTTAGCTTGAATCTGAGCCTGTTGTACAGGATCTTGAGTTCTTGCTAGTTGTTGCTTAAACACATTTTGGTATTGTTGTACCTTAATAATTTCGTCATAAGCCTTTTGCAGCTGAGGACGAACTGTAAATTCCATTGCCAACATAAGACCATCAGTTTCAGCTTTCTTAGTTTGAAGATATTCATCAAACTCTGCTTTCTGGACCTTAAGTTGTCTTGCTTCTTCGCTAATTGCGGCTCCTTGGCCCAATATGGCGGCTGCTTTCTTTGCATCAATTTCAATTTCTTTACCATTACGCATAAATTTGAATTTAGCGTCTGGGTGATTCTCAGCGAACTCTAAGAAATCAATAACTTCTGCTTGGGTTGAATCTGGTTGGCTTACCTGATCGTCTTGATCTGGGGCGTCTCCTTCATCAATGCTGCCTGCATCATACTCTGCTTCTGGCTCTGCAACTTCTGGCTCAATCAAATTGGCATCGCTGTCAGGTGTTTCTTCTCTGACTGCTGCTCCTTGTGGTGCCACGGGGGCTTCTGCCTTTGCCTCAGCAGTAGTACCCGTCCCAGGTTGTATGGTAGCTGCCGCTTGGTTACGCATTGCGGCCATCTTTGCAGCTATTACATCCAGTCCAACACTGGCTTCTTTGACAGGGACCGTCTCTGGTTGGAGATTAGGTGTGTCAGTTACAATGTTCTCCATTGTTTCTCCTTAGTTAAGCGTTGGGGTCTTCAGTAGCCATTTGGCCTGTCTGTTGACTTACCACGCGATTCTTGTAATACACCGCTCTTTTGAGCGATTTAATAAATTCATCTATTCCCGCCAGCTGATTGCCTAGTGCTATCCGCTCTGCGTTGCTGTCTGCTGTGTGATTACTGATCTCAGCAAGCACTTCCATGCGTTCAAACTTGAATATGTGTATAAAGTAAGCAAAGTCTCTGTTACGCAACAGGTTCTCTGCTTGTGTTCCTACTTCTTTGACGCGATCCAATTGGCTTGGCGTCATTTTCTTAATATTATTGGGGTCTACATTGACACGTTTATTAAACGCATCAATGACGTCATCATTGATTAACATACATTACCTTAATACAGTAAAGTTATTTATGTTCAAAATGCTCTGGCTTTGTGTTCACCAATAAGACTGACTCCATCCAATTGCATCTTGGCACTTGCGCCGCTGACATCAGCCATGACTTGTTGTGTCTTGGCTTGATCCAATGCTGCGCTGGCTTTGTCTTTGAGTTCAGCTGCTGGCGGATTGGCTTTGGCTGCTTCTGCTGCTGCTTGTGCTTTCTGTGCTGCTTGTTGTGCCATTTTAGCGGCTTCTTCCAACGTGACAAGATACACATCTGCTTCTTTGACACTGAGTGCATACAACATGTCTTCGTATGGCTTGCGTATTTTCTTAAACAGTGTAGGATCATCAATACCATTGACAATCATTTGTTGTAGTTCAGCGTTGAATTGTGTTTGTGCCTGTTTGATCAACTGTATACGTTGCAAACTGTTTTCTTCACTGTTCATGCCCATGGCTAAATCAATGTGAATTGTTTTACGTTCATTGAAGTCATAGTTTTCAAAGCGTTCACCATCCATAAAAACGGGTTTGCCTTCTGGGTGGAACTCTTGTGCCAGTTTACGCACACCCCAATCATCTGCATGTGCAACCAGTGTACGCCAAATTAACCAAATGGCATCCTTCAAGCCTTCAGCACAATTTTTAACTGTGTTGTCTTGAATAATTTGGTTTGGACTTAGAGCCAAGTTTAGTTTGGCACCTGAATTACCTGGATCCATAACTTCTGGATTGAATACGTCTTGTGGCGTGGTCATGCCCACCATGGCCATTTGGTCTTGCTGCATACGTTGCAGTGTATTGTCCATAAACGTTGGATTACCTTGTGGTGTTGGCAATGCGTAGATGTCTTTGGTAGGATCAAACTTGCTGTCCAAAATAAAGATAGCAGCTTCACCGTCTTGAATCATTTCAAAGTCCACACGATCTGGCTTGACACCAATACGTGGAGTTGACTGTAGCAAGCCCATCATTAGTTCTGCGCGATATCCTGATGTCATGTACTCTTGCATTGGAGTCACAGATTCAGCAATACTCATACCATAGAAGTTTTGTGGCAGTGGTTTTGGTACCATGTTGGCCACAGGAATAAATTCTACTTCACGTGCGCTGATAACATACTGACCACTATAGATCAATTCAACAAGTTCCAACTCGCCGTCGCCGTCAATATCGTAGCGGTTCCAAACAGTAAGCACAGTAACTTGACGTGCTTCTGGTTCTTGTGCTGCATAGCCTTGTGCTGGCAATCCATTAATAGGCACGCTATCACGAGCATGGATGGCCAAATTGTTGAGCAAGCTACCAGCCTGATAGCTGCCCACGTTTGAGTATTCCGCATAGATCTTGAACTCCTCTAGATCAATGTCTGGATACAACTCAGTTGCTTCTTGAATACTCATTGGTTTGTAGAAACCGCAGAAAGGTTGCTCTTGAATTTCTATCACAGTGGGGTCACACATCCAATAGTGTTGCGCTATAGGACGGAACTTGACGTTCACTGTGTAACCAGTCAGCTTATACTCTGCATCATAAATGGTGTTACGAGCAATAGCTTCGCTTAGGGCGTCTTCGCCTTCTTGTAGTTGTACATTGTTTTCGTCTGTGTGATCTTCAAATGGCTGTTCCTCAAAATCACCACCAGCAATGGCCTTACTGCGGTCAATACGCTCTTGAATTAGTTGTTGTGCCTGCTTGTCATCTGCGGCGTGTAGAAACTGTTGTGTTTCTGCTGCTACCTTGGCTAGGTCAACACCTTTTTTACGACGACTGTTGCGTTTTACTTTTAGGCCTGATTCTTCTGCTTGTTGTTCAAATGCTTTTAGTTGGTCTTCTGTACCGCTTGTGGTTACATAACGAACAACCTGCTCGCGCATGGGAGCAATCAACATCTCGCCGTTTTTGTGTAGGCAAGCATCCATGGTCCAGTGTTGTAGAATAAAGTGAGGATCATTGTTTTGGTTAATAATCTTGTGAACCATTTCTGTGGCTTGACGTGCTGCTGCCTCGTCATCTTCATTGTCCGCTACAAATTCAAAATTGATCTCACCATTTTGTGCAAGTCCTTTGACAATGACTGCACTGCTGTAATCAACTACGGGTTTTACTGTGGGATGGATATAGTCAATGCCATTAACTGGTTCTGTTGACTGTGTCATGGCCAGAACCAAATAGTGATAATCGCTGGTTCTGTTGATGTTGTTCTTTGTTGCTAATAAGCGCAAGTTGGCCGCACATTTTTGGTCCAACAAACTCTTCATTTTTACAAAACGAGCGAGACTGCCGCTGTTTGTGTTTAAGTTGCTTACAACAACATTCTTTAGGTTAAGCATTCTGAGATTACCTTTTACAATATAGTATTTAGTGACTATTCATCCGCGCTGTACACACGCTTCCAAGGTGGGCGTTCTATGGCTGCTTGTTGTGCTTGACGCACACGCAAGTTATGAGCAGCGTCTCTAAAACGCTGTTGGGGACTGCGACTATCCCAGGGTTCTGCCCAGCCATTTAGGCATCCAAGTAGGGCATAACGTGCTGAGTCAATGCAGTCATCAGGATCGCTAAAGCGTCCTTTGTCATCTACGTAGTAGTTTTGGCATTCACGCAGGAATTCTACACAATTTTCATTGATATGGAATGTGCCCAACTCCATCATTTGGCGCATCATGTTTATACCAAAGCTCTTGTGGTTTGTGACACGTCCTTGTTCATCTGCGGGATTGTGTATGGGCTCTGGATACACATTGAGTTCGTATTGTTCAAACAGTTGTCTAATGCTGAGTGCGCTCATGGTGTAGCGTCCCACAGTGCCCGCATCTGGAGGCAGCACAATAGGAGTGCCAAACACTTCTGGACGCATGAGATGCTGCACATAATTGATGGGGTTGGCTTCTTCTGTGCCTTTGACCACTATTTGCTTATCCAGCCATGCTTCTTGTTCGTTAGGCATCCAGTAGATTAGGCTCAACACTGTCTTGTCATTGACAAGTCCTAGGTCAAGAGCAATAAGCCTATAAATGCCGCTAGTATTACGGAAGTCATAATCACCAGTTTTATAAGTGGGCCAGTTTCTAATTTGAAACACAGCTCCCTTGCCCATAACAGGAACGCCATTACGACGAGCATCGCGTTCATGAGGTAGATAATCTCGTTCAAGTTGTAGCCTTGTTGAATTTAATAGGAATGGTTCGCCCCAGGGATCATATTCAGGTACATCATCCCAGCTGACACGTATGTGTTCATAACCATCTTCATGGTTCCAAAACTTACTTACCAGTCCATTTAGACCTTTCAATGGTGTGAACGAGCAAAGAACTTGGCCTTGCGTTGTGGCAGTACGTGTTACAATTTCACTGAAGAAGTCATCAGGTGGTTGTTCGTCAAATATGGCCAAGTTCAGTTTGAAACCTTGCATCTGACGTACTTCCTGTGTGTAGTTGGCAAACAACAAATAACTGTTGCTACCACTACGGTGTTTGATCTCAACACCAATACAGTTGGCACCATCGCCACGCATGGTATCAAACACAATACATTCTCTGGGAATGGCACCTGTGCCAATGGCATCACGGATTTTGACATCATTGGTGCCTAATAATTCTGCTTGCAATACCAGCGCAACCTGACTCCAACCTTCACCAGCAACCATGGCTGTGACAGGTTTGTCAAAGCGTTTACCATCCCACCATTCAGGATAACGTCCAGTCAAGTGACATGCTGTTTCAAAACAGGTTGACACTGTTTTACCAATACGGTTGGCAGCAAGGATACCCCTACGTGGACTAGCACCAGTTCTAAAAAACTTGCGCTGATGTTCAAAGGGCCTAAAGTACTTGAGTTGGTTATAGCGCATGTCCTCTGCAATGGCAATGGCATATTCCTGTAGGCTGGCCTTGGCTCCAGGAGGCAATTGATCAATGATGTGTAGGGGTACGTTTTGTTGTTCGCAACAATAGCGTACCGCACGCCGCATGAGCACAGCAGTATCAATCATTAAAGACCTTTACTGATTTGTTCTAAGTAATAGGCAGCACGGGCAAGGTCAGCAAGTTCGCTGGTGTTGAGTCTCCATGTACTAGGTTGTCCAGGATCTTCTTCACCTTGCTTTTCAAAACTGCGCTGTAGACGTTCCATTGTGAGACGTAGGCAATGACGCACCTGTCTTGGATAACGTTGTTCAAACGCATCAAGATGTGCGCCGTTGACCTTTTGCATGATCTTTGTGTCAGCCACTGCCAAGGCCTCTAAGTCACCAGCAAGTCCTGTCGCGATGTGTGCGTTAGGATCTGGCGCTGACTTAACAGGCTTGGTAAGTATGGGACGTCTTGGAACGAAACTCGTCATTACATGTTCCAAGGATTGTCAATGGCTTGACTTGCATCACCACCTATAACAAAGTCACGGTCAATCCAGGTTTCCCATTGTGTCTTGTTGCCAATTTTCATTTTGCTCATGAAGTTTTTTAGGCGTGTGCCCATGGGAGTGATCTCACCACTTGGCCAACGAATAACCTGTTCACCTGTGCGTGGATCAACCCATTCATACTTTTCTGGTACCTTCTGTCCAAACTTGTTTACACGCTCACCAACTGCACGTTGTGCGATGGGTCCCATGACTTCATAGGTAATGGTGTTGTCAATGTACTTCTTGAACAGTACGCTACACTTTTGTCCTGTAGCTGCCCACGAAGGATCTGGATGAGGAAATGTGTCACATTGGAATTGGCTAACTGGAATGTGACTACGAATGTGATAGGGACGTGCGGGAATTGGTTTCATTGCGTCCACAGGCACAATGTCATTCTTGTCTAGGTAGGGATTTTCTCCACCAACCAGGGCTGGGTCTGGTTCACCGCCGTTGAGAATGTGCATGGCAGTTTCATATTTGAACTTGTTGCTGCGACCCTTGAGGTTCACAGTATAACCAGTTTGATCAAATACAAACTTTTCTAATTCACGGGCTGTGGGGAAGTCTGTTTGCAAGCCCTCTAGATCATATAAGGGTTCGCTGTGTGCGGGCGCTGCCGCTGTGGTTGTTGTTTTTTTCATAATAATACCTTTAATTAATATGCCGCCAGTATAGCAAAACGGACTATGACAACAGTGCTGGCGGCACCCACTGCTGAGTATTTACACGTTTAATCTTTGTATTTGTTTTTACGTGCTGTAAAGCGTTGGTGCTGATTGTCTTCAATTGATCCACCTTCAGGAACTTCATGTTCTCCAGGATTGGCTTCAAGCTGTCTAGCACGACCCTCAAACGCTCTAGAGATGTGGTCACTCAATTCATAGCGTTCTGATTTGGCATCTAGGAAGTTGCCACGCTTGGCACGGTGTGCGCCTTCATTGCCTGTGCGTGGACCCTGTGCCACGTTGACATTGTCACGTGCATGTGGATTGCGTCCAAACGACTCGTCACGTGTGTCAGCACGGTCTGCTGTGCTGTTTTTCTCAATATAGACTTTGCCTGTGTATTCTCTCATGATCATTTACCTTTGTGCATGTGCTTTAGCGTTTCAGCTAGGTGGGCACGTCGTGCCAGTGCGGGGTTCTTGCTGTGTTCAGCGCGAGCCAATTTAGCTGCTGGAATAGTTTTGCCTGCTGCCACATGTAGTTCTTTGTGTAGCACGCCTGGATGTTTAATGGCCTGTGCGATCCAGTGTCGCCCTTTTGTAGAATGTTCCATAGCTGCTCCTTAGTATGGCAATGTGGAGATTGGTACAATGTACACGTTGCCGCTGCCGTAAATGGCTGTGGTTAGAATAGTTAAGTTGCTGGCCACTAGCGGTGGAGCTAGAGGAGCAGTGACTTTGCTTTCACCAGGTTGTACAACAATGTTGGCAAAGCTGGTGCCACCTGTGGGAAACACTGCAACTTTAACTGGTGTGCCGCCTGTGGGCACTACAACGTCAAAGCTGGCACTACCGCCTGCTGTGTGATATGTTAGTGTGCTTGTGGTTGTTGCTGTGACAGCAATGGGTTCACCACGTGCGATATAGTGTGCGCTCATGATTAACGGCTAGCCTTTGTGATATAGATAGCGTCAGAGTTAGCGTATGCTGGACGTTTACCAAATGGTTCAATGGGATGTCCTTGTGCTGCTGTGCTAACAGTACGACGATTAGGATCTTTGGTAACGCTGGGTCCAATTGACTCCATACGATCCGCATGACTGTCTGAGGCATTGCCCTTACGGTTAGATTCCATGAGTCCATGATTGATCATGTCTGGATTCTTTACCATGTGTGCCATTGGATTCGCGCATAGGTGTTCACGACCATGTGTCTTGTTAACGCCATCGCCCATCTGTCCGTTAAAGGCAAACGCCTTGCCATCGCCCTGTTGCGTCTTAGCAGTGCGTGGAGCATACATGCCTTCACCCTTGTGTAAGCCTGTTGCTGTCTTACGGTTTAATGTTGTGTTTTTCATTTTACATTCCCTTTAGTTTACGCACTGCGTGATGGTCGTCTTCATGTTTGCGTCCATCTGTGTGTTTCATGTTTGCTGGATGACTGTGGCGTGTTTGCATTGCAGGATGTGCTGTGTGATGCACTTGCTCCTCAACGCCACCCGCTTGTTCAAAGTCAGCATGTTCATCATCAGAGTGCAAGGCACGTTGACCCATGCGACCTGGTCCCGCCTTGTTGTGTTCCATACGGGCTTGTTCACTGCCCTGCTTCATAACCATGCTTGTTGGGTTTAGGTTATACACACCCTTTGTTAGTTTTGACATTAGTCCATTCCCTTTGTTGAGACCTGTTCGCCCACGTCCTCTAGACTTTGTGGTGCGTTGTTTAGTTTAGCAGCCATTGTGTCTGAATGACGTACTGTGTTTGGCGCAATAGCTTTATGGTAGTGCAGACTACGTGCGCTTGAATGTTCGCTGTGATGAGCAGTTTTATGAGCAGCCGCACGCTTTTCACTGTATGCGATTGCCACTGCTTGAGGTTGTGGCTTGCCAGCAGCTAGCTCGCGTTTGATGTTTTCTCCAAACGCTTGTTTGCTGGTGCTTTTAATTAGTGGCATTGCGATATCCTTTATTATTATTTAGTCTCATTGTTACGGGATCAATTGGCCAAGCCTGGGTAACGTCTCGCGCTGGCACCATAGTTACCTGGGTTTAGGCGCTCCGTGGCCTTGTCTCCAAACGCACCAGTATCCATGGGACGAGCACTGGCACTCACAATGACCTTGTGATAGTGTTCGCTGCGTTTAGCAACATGCTCGCTGTGGTTGTTGTCACCCACGTCATGTGTGCTCACACCACTTGGTCTTTGTACGCGGGCCTTGATCTGATTGAGAGGTTTGACTGTCACGACTT